CCTAGGTTGAACTCATTTAGTTTATTTACGTTACTCTCGTTGTTGTACACGCCGCTATACGTGATGTCAGCATATCTTCTGATTGCCTTGTAATCCTCAGCAAGCATAGTTGTCACTCGGTTACCCAATGTGATGTAAGCTCCTGTGATAGAGTCACGAATCTTATAGCTCTCTACACCATTTCCAAACGCGTAGCAGTTAAAGAAGCCTGTATCTACTACAGCAGGACTGCCTAGAGAAAAGTTTTGGTTCATGATGTTGCCCTGATGCTCTCCATTTGAATTGATATCAAATGATAGATTATTCTCAAAAAATACATCCGGCAATGAATCAGCAGGCTCTGTCTCAAAAACAAATAATGAGTCAGCTCGATATACTTCTATATTTGCTTCTACCCAAGATGGTTTATTACCACATTCGTTTGTACCTGCAATTAATAAAGATAGTTTATTAGTAACTAAATCTCTGTAAAATCTATAGTAATTTTCACAGGTAGATGGATATACAAGACAATCTACGTTTGCTATTACAGGATAGAATACATTTTGAATTGGACAGTTTGTACTCGGATTATTATCAGGGCCAACCCAAGCTACACCATCATTTAAAATACTCTCTATATTATCTCCAATCCACCAATCGTACATATTGGCATAGTTGCCTTGAGATATTAATGTTTTTTCTAATTTATAAAGTCTTGCTTCGCAATTTGTAGCAGATTGACCTTGTACTCCCCTAAAAAAATTAAAATATAATTTTATTATTGTTCCTTGAGGTACATCATAATCTATATAGTTACCCGGGTTAGCAGGGTCTTCAATATTCATTCCATAAGAAAGAACAGGGTATCCAAGTAAACATCCGGGTAATTGTGTAGATGCTGATTTTAATCCTTCTGTTATAAAGTTGTTCTCAGTAAAAATAGCGCTAAAGTTATTAGGCTTTATTTTCATATATACTCCACCCGGAATAGATATATTAGTAGATGGAGTTGAAGGGCTTGGTATAACTATAAAATTATCAGGTTCTGATTGTTTGTCTAATACTGTTGCGTAAACACAATTTTCAACAGAGCCTGATGAATCTCTTTTAACAATAAGTCTATCACCTACCTCAATCTTTCTTGAGTTCTCACCTTCTAGTAAAAAGTATGCATTTTTTGTTTGAGGGTCAATAAAGAATATATTGCTGTAAATAGTCTCGTAGTTTTCTTTATTTGGCTTGATTACAAACTTATATTTAGTCGCCCAATAAGGAGCTACCTGTGCATCAGGTATAGTGACAATGATATTGTTCTTTGTGTCTGAATTTGAACAAGGAACGTGCTCGGTATTTAACTCGCTAACTAAAGCAGTAGTAGAACGACCAAACTCATCCATGTAAACAATGCCAATCTCGTAGTCACGATTACTATGTAAACTTTGATTTTGAGAAATTGACTGAAAAGAACATTCTGCAGATACTACCTTCATGTACTCATATGCTAAGTAGGTAGGAGTTATTGTGTTGTCAACGTAAACCATTGCAGGGAACTGAAATGAGATTACATTTCCAACAGATGTTGCTGACACTAATAAATTAGCTGTGTTTATACCACTCGTGTACTTTGTGTATGTGTCCAAGTTTTGGTTCATTGCACAGTTATACGCATCTGATAGCGTAGTTCCCAAACACGCATTAGGTAATGTTTGAATATTAGCAATAGTTCCAACAGCTTCCAAAAATGAAGAATCAGATACCATATCAAAAACAGATGCAAATGTTGACGGCAAATAATATGTGAACGATACGTCTACGTTGCTATTTGTCTGAACGGGATAAGGAGTGCTTCCTGAGAATGCGGAGTGAGTTAGACTAAAGTCCATGTTTAAGACGGAGCCCTCCGTTAAAGGAATACCCGTTAAATCTACATTCAATACCGCATTGGAAATAGATACAGCACCATTTATGGTGTAGTTTCCTGAAGTCTTAGTATTAATCAAATCAGTCAATCCAATTTCCTCAGAAATCAACGATGTATAGTACTCAAACTTTACAGGTTGACCGAATTTATCAAGTAAATCGTAACCTTCTAAGTAGTTTCCATACATAAGGCGATTTCCCATAATCGTTTGGGCTTTAGCCAATAGTGGTACGTTGTCGTACAACCTTAGAATCTCGTAATCAGGAAGAACTGTAAATATCTTGCTATTTGTAAAGTTGTATGTGTAGTCTGTGTTGTCTGAAAGACCAAGTTTTGACTTATTTAGCTTCTCAATAATCTTTATTATGTTATTGTCCATATCCTTGAAGATAAGGTCAATACCAACTACTAACGGACCACCTGTATTGTATGTTATCTCAACAGAGTTGAACTCGTTGACCATACCATTATTCAAGTAGCTGTCATTACTAAAGCTAAAATCCTGTGGTATAAATGCAGGCTCACTGAATTGAGATATAGCTGAGTATTGGTTGTCAGCATATCTATATCGATACGCAAAGCAAATAAAGTTTTCTTCTAGAAAGTTTTCCTCACCCGGTGTATTTGTAAGTTGAATTTCAGGAGAGCTCATAGGTGGCTTCTTAATTACCTGAAGGCGCTCTTTTAAAATCTCAGGATGAGGAGCTAGTGGAGCAGGTGGTAATGCCACATAGTAGTCAATATTTGAAGGAGAAGGATTTGGATAGTTCTCCTTTACATTGATAAATCTAGGTGGGTTGTAGTCATCAGACCAAAATAGCAGGTCGTCAATCTTGTTAACACCTGTAATGACGTATGTAGGATTGAAGTTTAAAGTTGTATTTACACCACCCCCGTTATCAATACTAATAACGTGATACGTAAGTATGTTCGTGAGAATATTGAAAGAAACAACTAAGTCAAGTTTACCTGTAGTCCCTACAGTAAAGCTAGGGTCATGAACAAACCAATATACCGTCTCAAGCGAGCCATCTTCAAAAGCGCCAATTGCTCTAGCGTCAGTGCTTAATGGAGTGCCGTCTATGTAGACCAAAGAGGTTAATTTTAAATTACCCTTTGTGTTCTCAATAGCGCCGATGCTTTTTTCTTCGGTAGAACCCATGCGCACGTTAAGCGCATCAATGTACTGACCATCAGGAACAAGTCGTTCATCGACGACCTTGTTCATTTTACCTGCATTAAAGTTTCTTGTAAGATTAGCCATACTACTTAATAATCTTATCCATTCCACGAAGGTTCATAAGAAGTCTACCCGGGTGAATATTACTGATTCTGATTTTAGCGTTACGTAACAATGAAGTCTTTTCCTTTCTAGCTCTCATTATGACGTACTCCTGTACACCAAGTTTTGAGTTAAGTATCTCATACATGATGTACGCGTACACGTACTTTTCAAATAATTTGTTTACAGTTACTAAGCTATCGTCGCCATTCTCCATACCATCAGAGATGTACTCAAGGATGCACAATTCACCTGCCATGTCTGACGAGAAGTTAATTACACCTGCTTTTTTGTCTACATTGAACGTAGGGTTGAAGTTTGCTGTCTCAGTATTTAAACCAAAACGTGCAGAGATTCCGTAGTCGAAATACCAATTTCCATCAATGAACCATCCCTCTTGACCATCAAATTGGCTACCCGGGTTTAGGTAAATGCTCTTTTTACTGCCTGTAATTCTGTCAAAGTCAATTGCAGAGTACTGAGGCTCAAGTACATTTCCGTCTTGGTCAAATAGAATGTTACAGTTGTTATCCTGTAAATATGCCTTGGATGACAACGTCTGAATGTTCTCGCTAAGTGGACGTAACCATCCATCCTTATACAAGGAGATGCGAACCCAATTGACATAGTCAGATGGTAAAATAAAACGAAGCTTTTCGCATACGTTTAGTTCTAAGACTTTAATTTCTTTGAACGCATCGTAGTTGAGCTCTTGAATTGCACGCTTTGCGTGAAAGATAATCTTATATCGCTCCTCATTGTTAATCAATGAGTGGTTACCTGAATACATCAATAAGAAGTTGTTTACAATCTCCTTTAAGCTTACGTATTGATAAGACCCCCAATTGGCGTCCTCAGGTGCGTTACCACCATTTTCGTAGTACTGATATTGTGAAATATATGCCATGGTCTATTATTGTTGTGAGCTAAATGCAGGATTTTCAGCTTGTTCTTGCTGAATACCGTACTGTGCAACTTGAATCTCTCTAATTGACATACCGCAGTATTGGAGTATCTTCATAACCAATTTATATTCATCTTCACCGGGAAGCTCAAAGTCCTGATAGTCAGGCTGCGATTGGTCAAATGCAGGCTCACCGTTAGGTAAGCTAATGTATGTCCACTTAGGGTCTAATGGTAATCTAAAGTATGAACACTTCAAAGATGATACGCCGTTGATTGTATCAGGATAAACAGATATAACGTCACCTTGAATTATGTATGCAGGATATTGTGTAGTAGGAGCTGTAAGCATTGAATCCAATAGCATATACAACCTAGCGTTAGCAACCTTCTCCGCATCACCTAACCTTGTAGTACCATTAAAACAGGTAAGTCTACTAATCATGTAGAAATTAAAACCTGTTGTAACTAAAGACGGTACATAGTATTGATTTGTAGCAGGTGCAACCTGTACTAATGTATCATTGCGTAAGAAGCCTTCTAATACCTCAGCTATTGGATTCTCAATGTCAGCGTACTCCGTACCTGATAGTCGAGCATTCTCAGCATTAATTGTTTTATTGTAACTGCTATAGTACTCCTCATAGATTTCCATCTGTGCCTGCTTTGCAAACAAGTTAAAGTCAGATGGTGATATATACCCGTAGTTGTTTTTATTTAATACGGAAAGTACAGTATTTCTTACTGAGTTAATCATTTTAATCCTTTTTACAAAGATACATAAAAAACAAAAGGCGCCCAATGGACGCCTTATGACTTATGCAATGTAAAATAATTACATCAATTCTAAGTTGCTTTCTAACATTTTTAAAGCGTCTAGACCTTCTTTAGATGTGAAGTGCTCAACAAGCTCTGCGTATGGGTCTGCACCAAATGGTACATTCATCATCTTCTTTTTGTTAGATGGTGTGTTAAACCAAATCTCTTTATTTTGGTTCTTGAATACAAGAAGTTTTTTCTCAAAGAATATTTGTACTGTTGACTGAGTGTTTAACATTGGGTCGTCAAGTAGATTAATAAAGTTAATCGGCTCATTCTTAGCAAATACCAAGATGTCGCGTTTCATCTCTGCTGTTGTAATCTTATCAGGACTAACATTAAATAGGATTCTGTACACAGTCTCCATTTGGTCAACGGTAAGTTCTTTAGCACGAATCAAGGCATCAACCTCGTGGTTGATTATCTCTAGTTCTTTAGACGCATCCTTCTCAAAGTTAATCTCTTCAAAAGAAATATTATTAAGTGGATGATAATTCAAGAACTGCTGTAGAACAGGATTTGTTTTTGGGACACTTAAAAATCCATCTTCAAAGATAATTGGCTCTACAATTGCATTGCCATCTTGCTCATCTTGAAATGGGCTTTTTTGATTTACCGCGTAGCGGATTTCTCTGTTGACACCATTCTCTTCATCCCACCAAAGTAATGGGTATCGGTCAGTTCCTCGAGATGGTAAAATGAATGATAACGGAGCTGCATCATTCTTAAGCTTGTAAATTTTATTTACGCTAATTGGTTTTTGTGTTGTTTTCATTTTATTTGATATAATTAAACTTTAAAAATAGGGGAGTGTCTTTGAAGACACCCCCCATTTTATTAATCCTATTGATTATGCACCGTAACGGAACAAGAAGAAGTTGTTCGCACCAAGTGTACATACAGCACGCTCAGATAAGAAGTTAACTTCCATTGCATCGAGGTCGCTAGTAGCAGCACCACCGGCAGAACCTGTAATCCAAGTCTTGTAACGACGATTCTCAGCCTCAGTAGCACGGTAACGAACGTGTAAGAACGGACGCTTAGCGTTTTT